ATAATCCAAGCTGGTTATGAAGCAGTCAAAGAACTCATTAAAGTTGCTAAAGAACCGATTGTTGAAACTGATGATGATGTTTCAGCCGATCGACTCAAAAACGCTGCAGCCACTAAAAAGCTCGCAATATTCGATGCATTTGAGATCTTAAATAGAATTGAAATTGAGAAAGCATTATTAGAAGGTAAGAATATAGAAGAAAGAGCTGAGTCATTTAAAGGCTTTGCAGAAAGGAGATCTAAGTAATGTACAAGCAATCATTATATCGCGTTATAGAGCCTATAAAAATTAATACGATTAAAAGGCTTAATAAAGCAAAAAAGTGGAAATACGGATACGATAAAGACCACGACGTAGTTATTATCAGTAAGACTGGACAGATTGGTAATATATATAGTATACAAAATTTAAAAATAGCATTGCCCCCAGCACCAAAGAACTTAGATAAAGGAAATAATAAATGGAGTAAAATAGAGTATCCAAAAGAACTTTCAAAGTTAAAAACGATATTCGATTGGAAAGATTTACCGAATGAATTTAAAAATAAGTGGAATGCATATATTGATACAGAATTTAACAGACGCGATGAAGGTTATTGGTTCTATAACAAAGATGTTCCTACTTATATTACTGGCTCTCACTATATGTACTTGCAGTGGACTAAAATCGACGTGGGTGCTCCAGACTTCAGAGAAGCAAACAGATTATTCTTTATATTCTGGGAAGCTTGCAAAGCAGACGTTCGATGTTACGGAATGTGCTACCTCAAGAATAGACGGAGTGGCTTTTCATTCATGGCATCAGCAGAGACTGTTAACCAAGCTACCATCTCTTCAGACTCTAGGTTTGGGATATTATCAAAATCTGGTGCTGACGCCAAAAAAATGTTTACAGATAAGGTCGTTCCAATATCCGTTAATTACCCATTCTTTTTTAAACCAATACAGGATGGAATGGATAGACCTAAAACCGAATTGGCTTATCGTGTACCCGCAAGTAAGTTTACAAAGAAAAGTATACTCACGAAGCAAAGGGACGAGGAACTCGCGGGATTGGACACTACCATCGACTGGAAGAACACAGGAGACAACTCCTATGATGGCGAAAAGCTTTCGCTCTTGGTCCACGATGAAGCAGGAAAATGGGAGAGGCCCGAGAACATCCTCAACAACTGGCGTGTCACGAAAACCACGCTAAGATTAGGAAGTAGAGTTATTGGTAAATGTATGATGGGTTCAACAAGTAACTCATTAGACAAAGGTGGCGAAAACTTTAAAAAATTATACAATGACTCAGATGTTACAAAAAGAAACCGCAATGGACAGACTCGCTCAGGATTATATAGTTTGTTCATACCTATGGAATGGAACTTCGAAGGATTCATTGATTCTTTTGGAATACCTGTATTCAATACTCCCGAAGAGCCAGCTGAAGACAACCATGGGGAATACATTGATGTCGGAGTCATCGATCACTGGGAAAATGAAGTTGAAGGTTTAAAAGGAGATCAAGACGGTTTAAATGAATTTTATAGACAATTTCCAAGGACTGAAGAACACGCTTTCAGAGATGAAACTAAAAATAGCATATTTAATCTTGCTAGGATTTACGAACAGATTGATTTTAATGAAGAAGCTAGATACTCTGCTCTTGTCACTCAAGGAAGTTTTCAGTGGAAAAATGGGATCAAAGATACAGAAGTAGAATTTACACCAAATCCTAACGGAAGATTTAATGTAAGTTGGGTACCAGGTAAGAATTTACAAAATAGAGTAATAATAAAAAATGGAAGCAAGTATCCAGGAAACGAACATATTGGCGCTTTTGGCTGTGATAGCTATGATATATCCGGAACTACAGATGGTAAAGGTTCAAAGGGATCGCTTCACGGACTCACTAAATTCAGTATGGAATCGGTACCAGCAAATAGGTTTTTTCTGGAGTATATAGCGAGACCGCAAACAGCGGAAATGTTTTTTGAAGATATACTTATGGCATTACACTTTTATGGTATGCCATTACTTGCAGAAAATAATAAACCAAGATTATTATATTATTTAAAACGAAGAGGATACAGAGGTTATTCAATGAATAGACCTGATAAAGTTTGGAATAAGTTATCAGTGGCTGAAAAAGAAATAGGTGGTATACCAAACTCAAGTGAAGATATAAGACAAGCACATGCTGCAGCAATAGAAAGTTATATAAATTCTTATGTTGGGATTAAACATGACGGAGAATATGGTGATATATATTTTAATCAGACATTAAATGATTGGGCTAAATTTGATATAAATAAAAGAACAAAATTTGATGCAGCGATCAGTTCAGGATTAGCAATCATGGCATGTAATAAAAATTTATATACACCAAGAGCTGAAAAAATATTAAAAAATAAAGTTACGTTTAGTTTTTCTAAATATAATAATAAAGGAAACATTTCAAAAATAATACAATAAATGGCAAATGTAAATACACCAGGTATTTTTCCAAGTCAAGCAGTAAGCGATATTGAGAAAGCTGATATAAGTTATGGGCTACAGGTTGCAAAAGCCGTAGAATCAGAATGGTTTAAAAAAGACTCAGGGAGTACTCGTTACTTTGCAAATAGAGATAACTTTCATAGGTTAAGATTATATGCAAGAGGTGAACAAAGCACTCAAAAATATAAAGATGAATTATCAATCAACGGTGATTTATCATATTTAAACTTAGATTGGAAACCTGTTCCAATAATACCTAAGTTTGTGGATATAGTTGTAAATGGAATCAACGAAAGAACATATGATTTAAAAGCATATTCAGTTGATCCAATTGCAACTAAACAAAGAACGGATTATGTTAGAGGTCTTGTTGAGGACATGCGTTTATTTGATTTTAAAGAAAACGTAGAAGCTCAAACGGGTTTGAATACATTTAATAACGATAGAGAAACCTTACCTCAAGACGACGAAGAACTTGCATTACATATGCAACTAAATTATAAACAATCAATTGAAATAGCTCAGGAACAAGCTTTAACAAATATTTTTGATTTAAATAAATATGATTTATTAAAGAAAAGAGTTGATTATGATATAACTGTTTTAGGTATGGGTTGTGTTAAAAATAGTTTTAATACAGCAGAAGGAATAAAAATACAATATGTTGATCCCGCAGATTTAGTTTATTCATATACAGAATCACCATATTTTGATGATTTGTATTATGTAGGTGAAGTAAGAAGAGTTCCAATAATAGAAGTAAAAAAACAATTTCCAGAATTAACTAATGAAGATATAAAGGAATTAGAAGGTTATGGTTCTGGTAATTCTAAATTATATAATAAATCTTATACAGCAGAAAGTCAAGATAGAAATTATGTATATGTATTATATTTTGAATATAAAACTTTTGAAAATCAAGTTTATAAAATAAAAGAAACTGCATCAGGTGCTGATAAAGCAATACAAAAAGATGATAGTTTTAATCCACCGAAAGATAATAGAGCTAGATTTGAAAAAGTAAATAGATCAATTGAGGTATTATACGAAGGTGCAAAAATTGTAGGTTTTGAAAAATTATTAAGATGGCGTAAGTGTATTAATATGACAAGACCTAAATCTGATATTACAAAAGTTCAGATGAGTTATAATATTGTAGCGCCAAGAATATACAAAGGTAAGCCTGAGTCATTAGTTGGTAGAATGGTAAGTTTTGCAGATATGATTCAAATAACGCATCTTAAATTGCAACAAGTACTTTCAAGAATGGTTCCAAATGGAGTATTTTTAGATGCGGATGGTATTGCTGAAGTGGATTTAGGTAACGGTACAAACTATAATCCACAAGAAGCATTGAATATGTATTTCCAAACAGGTTCTGTTATTGGTAGGTCATTTACACAAGACGGAGATTTTAATAATGCTAAAGTGCCTATTCAAGAATTACAATCATCGGGTGGTAATAATAAAATAAGTAGTTTAATTCAATCTTATAATTATTATTTACAAATGATGCGAGATGTCACTGGATTAAATGAAGCAAGGGATGGAAGTACACCTGATAAAAATGCATTAGTTGGTTTGCAAAAATTAGCAGCAGCTAATAGTAACACAGCAACAAGACATATATTACAAGGAGGTTTATATTTAACTTTAAAAACAGCAGAATCTGTTTCATTAAGAATTTCTGATGTTTTAGAATATTCTAATACAAACAAGCAATTTGTACAATCTTTGGGAAGAATTGATGTTGGTAATTTAAATGAAATAAAAGATTTACATATACATGACTTTGGAATATTTTTGGAATTAACACCCGATGAAGAAGAAAAACAATTATTAGAAAACAATATTCAAGCTGCTTTACAACAAAATAAAATAGAATTAGAAGATGCTATTGATGTTAGAGAAGTTAGAAATTTAAAATTAGCTAATCAATTATTAAAAGTAAGAAGAAGAAATAAAGTTGTAGAAGATCAAGCAATTGCTCAAAGAAATATACAAGCACAATCACAAGCTAATGCTCAATCAAGCCAAGCGGCAGCAGCAGCTGAGATACAAAAACAACAAGGTATTGCAGAAAGCAAAGTACAAATTGCACAAGCACAATCACAATTTGATATTGCTAAATTAGAAAGAGAAGCTGCAATTAAGAAAGAATTGATGGAATTTGAATTTCAATTGAACATGCAGCTTAAAACAGCGGAAGCAGATGTGATTAAAAATAAAGAGAAGTATAAAGAAGATAGGAAAGACGAAAGAACAAAAATACAAGCTTCACAACAAAGTGAACTTATAGATCAGAGAAAATCTGGTACTCCACCAAAAAGCTTTGAATCCTCTGGATTTGATACATTAGGTGGATTTGGTTTAGAGCAATTTGAACCAAGATAAAAACAAAAACAATTATATAATATTTTATTATGGCAGAAATTAAAGCAAAAGTTGTAGAGACTGAAGAAAAGTCTACACAAGAAAAAGAACAAGAAATACAAAAAGACTCAAATTTTGATGAGGAGTCTGGTATGTATAAAGTAAATTTAAACGAAAATAAACAAGAACAAAATGCCGTTCCAGAGCAAAGCACAGATGAGATTTCTGTACGCGACGAATCCGAAACTAGCGAAGAAATTCAAAAAGAAAACGTCGAAGAAAAAACTGAAGAACCTTCCGGAAAAGAAGAAAAAAGGGAAGAAATAGAAATACCAATATTACAAGAAGTTACGGATGATGAAACCAGTAATGACGAGGCTCCAGTGGTTGCAGAGCAAGAAGAGAGCAAAGTTGAACCGGCTGAAGAACCGCAAACTGAAACAAAAGAAATAGTAGATTATCCCGAAAACATTATGGATTTAGTTAAATTCATGAATGAAACAGGTGGAACTATAGAAGATTATGCAAGATTAAATGCAGATTATTCAAATGTTGATGATAATACATTGTTAACAGAATATTATAAACAAACAAAACCTCATTTAAGTTATGATGAAATACAATTTCTTATGGAAGATGAATTTTCATATGACGAAGAAGTC